CACGGGCGCAATGCGGACGGTCGCGTGCTGGATGTGTCGGCCACCAGCCCAACGCCTGGCGAAGTGCGTATCACCGTGCTCTCGCGCGAAGGCGACGGCACCGCCGCGCCCGACTTGCTGGACAAGGTTCTGGCCGCTTTGCGTCCTGAAGAAGTGCGCCCACTGACGGACTACGTGACGGTGCAGTCAGCCACCATCCTGCCTTATACGGTCTCGGCCACGCTGCACCTCTTCCCAGGCCCCGACGCCACCGTGGTGGTCACCGAGGCCCGCAGGCGCCTGGCCACCTACGTGGAGGCTTGTCACCGCCTGGGGGCCTTGGTGGCGCGCTCGGGGCTGGATGCTGCGCTGCATGTCGCGGGCGTGGAGAAAGTGGAGCTGCACCAGCCCACCGACGACATTCGCGCCGACATGACGCAGGCCTCGTACTGCACCGACATGACGGTCACGCCAGGAGCCCAGCGTGCGTAGCCTGTTGCCACCGAATGCAACGGAGCTGGAGCGCAACGCCACGGCCGTGGCCGGTGTCATCAGCGATCTGCCCGTGCCCCTGCGCACGTTGATCGACCCGGACGCCATCCCCGCGCACCTGCTGCCGTGGCTCGCCTGGCACCTCGGGCTCGATGCCTGGAAAGACTACTGGCCCGAACAGGTCAAGCGCGCCCGCGTGCGAGCCGCCATCCCGATCGCGCGCAAGAAGGGCACGGCGGCTGCGGTGCGCGAAGTGGTGGCGTCCTTCGGCGCCAACATCGCCCTGCGTGAGTGGTGGCAGATGGAGCCCAAGGGCCGGCCGTACACCTTCGAGCTGGTGATGACGGTGAGCGAGCGCGACGACATCCCGTCGACGGCGGATTTTGTGGCCGACATCGTGGCCGAGATCGACCGCACCAAGCCCGTGCGCGCGCATTACACCTTTACCCAGGGCTTCAACCGGCGCGGCGGCATAGGCGTTGCCGCCGCCATCCGCCCCGCCCTCTTTGTTCGCCTCTCACTCACGGACGCCTGACATGGCAGGAACGACCCTCAACATCACCGACGCCGGCCGCGCTGCGCTCATTGCAGGCGACCACACCGGCACCAACGCGCGTAAGGTCCTGCAGGTGGGCTTTGCGAACGCCCCGTTCGACTTCAACGCGGGCCTGCAGGCGCTGCCCAACGAGCTCAAGCGCGTGTCCACCATCGCCGGCGAGAACATCGCCCCGGACACCATCCACGTCACGATCCGAGACGATGGCCCCGACCAGTTCAAGCTGTACGGCTTCGGGCTGTACCTGGACAACGGCGTGCTGCTCGGCACGTACTGCCAGGCCACGCCGATCATGGAGAAGTCGCCCGTGGCCATTCTGCTGCTGGCGGTCGACGTGGTGTTTAAGTCGCTCGATGTGACGGCGCTCACGTTTGGCGATGCGAACTTCACCAACCCGCCGGCGACGACGCAACGCCCGGGCGTGGTGGAGCTGGCCACCGACCAGGAGACGCAGGACGGTACCGACAATCAGCGCGCGGTGACGGCCGCAGGCCTGTCCGCCCGGACGGCGACGGAAGCGCGCACGGGGCTGGTGCAGCTCGCCACGGACGCAGAACTTGCGGCCGGCAAGGATGACGCCAAGGCCGTGACCCCCAAGAAGGTGGCCACGCAACTCGCCAAGAAGGCCGACCTGGCGGGATCGGGCAAGCAGGCCTTCGCCGTTGCCACGGCGACAGCGGACGAGCACGCGGTGCCGCTCGCGCAGGCTGACACCCGGTATGCGACGCCGGCGGCGGTCAAAGACGCCAAGGACACGGCCACCGATGCGCTGACGACGGCCAAGGCGGCGTTGCCGAAGTCGGGCGGCGAGATGACGGGCATCATCGACATGGTGGGTTCGTCCAACGAGCTGCGCTTTACCGACAGCCAGCAGCCGATCACCCTTGGGCGCTTTCGCATGGTGTCGTCCGGTCGCGCGTTCATTCTCGACCGCAACACGGCGACCAACGGCAACTTCTCCACGTTCCTGCGCGTGCTGCAGGTCGACGGCATGGGCAACGCCACGCTGCCTGGCACCGTCACCGCCGGCAGCATCAAAACGCAAGCGGGCGTCAACCTGCCGCCCTACAACAACGACGGTAAAGGCTTCCTGGAGTTTGGTGGCGACACCGTTATCTGGCGTCTGTTCATGGCGGGGCCGACCGGCAACCTGGTCCTGTCCGGCTATAACTCCGATGGCACGAATCGCAATCAGCCCCTGTTCGTCAACTACACCACGGGTCAGGTCGCGTTTTCTGCGCGGCCCACATTCGATAGCGCCACGCCTTACGACACCAAGAACCTGATCAATCCGCTGACGGCTGAAGGCGGTGCGCTCACCGCCAACAAGGGTTTTTCCTTTGGCGTGGGCTACGGGCGCTCGGTGCTGGTCGTCTCATCGAACGGAACGGATTCCATCGGAGGTGCCTTTGCGGACTGGAATGGCACGCGCACCCCAGCCCTGCAGATCGACTGCCCATCCCCTGCCGCCGCCTACATGGGCATCCGCTGGACGCAGTGGGGGCAACGCCACCTTGCAGCGATCGACTGCTACGCGGGCGGTAGCAATCTCTCGCAGCCATACCTCTCGTTTCATGTCGGCACCCTGCAGCACGCCCTCTCGATCAATGGAGCCGGCGAGCTGGTCACCAAAGGGGCCATCAAAGCCGGCGGAGATGGCGCCGTTCTGGCGACGAACGGCAACGTCTACATGTCGTGGGCCGGGCAGTGGCTCTCCGAGTACCTCACCAACCTGAACAACGGCAAAGCAGGCGCCGGTGCGCAGTGCCAGTGGGCCAGCGGCATCGCGGAATTCGGCTCGGTGCCGACCGGTGAATCCGGTGGTGCCGCCGACGTGCCGGCACCGTGGGTGCTGGTGGGCTTGCGCAACACCTTCTACCGCGTCTACCTGCGCGCCGTCTGGCTGCGCAACCAGTGATACCGACACCATGCTGACTCACGACGAACTGATCTTCTGCATCCAGCAGCAATACCCCCACGCGGTGCACGGCACGGACTTCTGGGTCTTCCACCTGGTCGACCAGGAGACCGGTGCCCAGCTATCGGATGCCCAGCTCTATGAATGGAAGCTCGCCACACCCGCGCCCTCTGCCGACGAGCTCAAAGCGCTGGTCAAACAGCACGGCGCGGCAGCCCGCGCCTTTGTAGTCGCGCGGGACGCGCGCATCGAGCGCGAGCGACGCCTCAAGATCGCCGACACGCTGGTCTACAAGGCAATGGACACGGGCGACGTAGAGCGTATGCGCCTCGCTGGTCAGTACCGCCAGGCGCTGCGTGACGTGGCGACGCTGCCGGGCTTTCCCGATGCATTCGAGTGGCCGCAGGTGCCCGCAGGCCTCGCCGACCTGCTGCCGACCAACACCTAAACCTGCTGGCGGCTCCTTCTTGTTGTAGCGGCTCACCGCACAACAGCGCGCGCGGGACATCCTCGCGCGCGCGCTGCATTCTTGGCCGGGACACATCCATCGTCGGACCCACCCGGAGGAATGCATGCCCACCGACTACCACCACGGCGTACGCGTCGTTGAAATCAACGAGGGCACCCGCCCCATTCGCACCATCGAGACCGCCGTGGTCGGCGTCGCCTGCACGGCCGATGATGCGGACATCGCAACCTTCCCGCTCGACAAACCGGTCCTGCTCACCAACGTACAGGCCGCCATCGGCCGCGCTGGCACCAAGGGCACCTTGGCCCGCACACTGCAGGCCATTGCCGACCAGACCAGCCCGCTGACCGTTGTGGTGCGCGTAGCCGAAGGTAAAGCCGAGAACGAGACCAATACCAACATCATCGGCACCACCACTGCGGAGGGGCGCTTTACGGGCCTCAAGGCGCTGTTGGCCGCCCGCAACCAGTTGGGCGTGACGCCGCGCATTCTGGCGGTGCCGGGGCTCGATACGCTGCCGGTGGCCACCGAGCTGGTGAGCATCGCGCAGAAGCTGCGCGCGTTCGCGTACGCAAACGCCGCCGGCTGCGCCACCAAGGAAGAGGCGACCACCTATCGGCAGAACTTCTCCGCGCGTGAGCTCATGGTCTTGTGGCCCGAGTTCGTTGGCTGGGACACGGCCGCCAACGCCGAACAGACGCTGTGGGCCACGGCCCGCGCCGTGGGCCTGCGCGCCAAGATCGACAACGAGACCGGCTGGCACAAGACGCTCTCCAACGTGCCGGTGAACGGCGTAACGGGCCTCTCGCGCGACGTGTACTG